TTGATCATAGTTGCCATAAGCCCCGAATAACTTTGGGATATTTGAGGGTTCTGGCTCAAATTCATCTAACTTGGTCCAAATCCCGCGTCCGATATCCCCATGAATCGGCAAGGTTTCTTGAACAAACTTAGTTTTTGTTTCTGGCTCGGCTTCAAATAGGAGGTCCTGAGGCGAGACATTTAAGTGTGGAGCGATTTTTTCCGCCCAAGTCACGTTCATTTTTCGGCCGCCCCGGGCTGGATACGTGGCTAAACGCCAGATTTCAACAGGGCTGCACCCGATTTTTTGAGCAAGCGACGGGTTGGTTAGCCTGGCTTGCAGCATGAGTTTTTTCAACGTGTTCATCGAAGTTTGGTAAACCAAAATGGTTGGAAAGGCAATAGATAATTAAAAAAACCGTATAAATAGACATTAGATGGTAATAGACAAAACAACCGAATTAGATTACTGATCTGGCTTATGAAGCTAGATCAATACATTGCAAAAAAAGGTTGGCAGAAATCTTACGTCGCTTGGAAGCTAGGCGTGAGCGAGATTTCCGTCGCTCGTTACATGAGCGGACAGCGTCTTCCTACCTACAGCGTTATGCGAAAGATCGCCGCATTAACCAATGGTCACGTCACCGCGAACGATTTTTACGGCATCGACCGCAAAAGCAAGGTTAGCGGCAATGCTTAATGACCATCTGCTTTCCGACCGCATGGCCGAAATACTTCTTAACGTTGGCGACATCCACAGCATTGGTGCTCGCGTCGTTGCTTATGTCCGTGGCGGCATCGACATGCACGAGCTTTCTTACGACGAGATCAGAGTCGCAGATCAGCATGCTCTTTCTACTGAATTGGCGCGCCGCATTAGCAGCGCGTCTCCGAAGCATGACGCAAGTTGTGCATGACGTATTTGATACGTCGCTTTCCTCCCAAACTACCCGGCGCTTTTAGCGTCGGGTCTTTTTGGGAATCTGACGAAAACGTTTTGCTGAAAAAATCAAGTGAGTTTTCAACATATCGTCAAGTTGGGGAAAAGATGGGTAACTCTTCGCTTTCAACAGGAACCTGCGTAATGGACTTGAAAATGATAGCCGACGTGGTGCTGTATCGTTCGCATGAAGCGAGAACCAATTCGGTGCAGTGACGCATCGGATTTCTCTGAGGTCAGTTTCTTGCTGGCTAACGGGAATATGCACAACATCGCGTGACAACATGTTTGTGCAATTTCGAAGGGCGGGAACTTTAGTCTCTCGTATCCCGCCCTTCGATACTAGTAAACGGAAGGGTTTGATGAAGGATTCATTCTGTATAGCGGCGATAGACCCAGGCAAGTCGGGCGCCATTGCGTTCTACTTTTCCTCTCATGCGCACGTCGTATCGGTGGAAGACATGCCGGTCGTCGATCACCGCGTTAATGGAGTCGAGCTCGCCTCGCGCTTCGCTCAGATGAAGCCTGACGCCTGCGTCATTGAGCTGGTTTCGAGCCGGCCAGGGCAGGGCGTCGCCAGCATGTTCAACTTTGGAATGTCCTTTGGCGTCGCCATTGGTGTCGTGCAGGCGCTCAATATTCCTCTTCATTTTGTAACGCCGACAAAGTGGAAAAAATATTTCAGCCTTTCCTCCGACAAAGAGGAGTCGCGCCGCCGCGCGATCAATCTTTGGCCTGAAAGCGCCGATCGGTTCTCCCGCAGGAAAGATGAAGGGCGAGCTGAGGCGGCGTTGATGGCCAAGTGGGGCGCTGAAACTGTTTTTAGAATTTAAAGGACCTTAATAATGGCATTTACACTTAGCGAGCGGATTCAGAAAAATCCAAAATCTAGTCCGCCTATGCTTTTGTTCTATGGAGAAGGCGGATCCGGCAAGACAAGTCTTTTGTCTCAATTTCAAAATCCTATCGTGACGCTGGTTAATGAAACAGCGCCGCATGATTTAGATTTTGACACGCCTGGGCCCATTTCGAGCTTCGAAGATATATTGCAAGTCGGAACGGCTCTGTATGAGCAGCCTCATGATTATAAGACTTGGGGTATCGATAGTTTAACTGGCTTGCAGCCTTTGTTGTTTGATGAAGTTTGCCGCAGAGGCGACGACAAAGGGCAAGTTTTTAAATCTATCGAAGGATTTCCTTACGGTCGCGGCTATCAATACGCCGAACGCGTTTTGCATGAACTTATTGAGTGCTGCCATGCGTTGCGCCGCGATCGCGGGATGACAATCGTTTTTATAGGACACTCAAAAATTGTTCGGTTCGATGAGCCGGGCAGTAGTTCCTATGACCGTTTCGAGCTTGATCTTCATGCTCGATTATCTGCGCCGCTCTTCCGAGCGTGCGACGGGGTCTTTCTTATCAAAAGATCCGTAACATTAAGAAAGGAGGATGTTGGTTTTAACAATTCACGCAATATCGCAGAAGGCGGAAATGCGTTGTTTATCTACTCGGAAGGTAGACCCGGTCACATTGCTAAAAACCGGTTCAACCTTCCGGCGCAGATTCGTTTTGATAGGGGCAAAGGTTACGAGGCTCTTGCTCCTTATCTTTATCCAAACCTAGCAACTACCGAGGAATAAGGAATTTACAATGCGTTTAGACAGTCCGATTGATTTTTCCAAAGTCTCCGGCAAGGGCGGCGGCTTTAGCCTCCTCCCTCCTGGGGATTACCTTGTAGCTCTCAAAGAGGCAAGAGAGCTTACAACTACTAAGAATGGCCAGGGCACAACTCTACCGCTTTGTTTTGAAGTCATTGACGGTGATTTTACTGGGCGTTTGATTTGGATACGTCCGATTTTTTCACACCAAAAAGAAGCAGCTCAGCGTTTTGGTCAGGCTCTTTTAAAGGAGCTCTGCACTGCTGCCGGTATCCTCGTGCTCGAAGATACCAATCAGCTATTGGGCGTTCCTGTTGTTGGCAGTGTCATTATCGAGAAGGACAAGAACGGCGTTTACGAAGATCAAAATCGTATTCGTTCTTTTTCTAGCGCGCAAGGACAAGCTGCGCCTGTTGCCGTCGCCGCCGTGGCGCCTGCTGCACGCGCTGCGAGCGCTCCTTCTTGGATAAAAAGATAACAAAAAACTGAGCGGCCTCCGGGCCGCTCTCCCTTCTACGGGCATTGGCCGTCTGAATCTCACGATTCAGCGATCGGGATCTTATTACCATGACAAAACTCCCTGAGTTGAAATCGCCTGTTGCTGCGAAAATTGAGCAACATTATTTAGAATCTCAAACTCCGCGCGATGATGAAAACCTAAGATGTTCATCTATCGGAAACGAGTGCGAGCGCGCGCTCTGGTATAATTTGCACTGGACGACAACGTTGAAGCCGCATGCCGGCCGAATGGAGCGCTTATTCCAAACCGGCCACCGTGAAGAATTGCGCATGATTAATGATCTGCGCTTAATTGGATGCGACGTCTATGAGCGCGATCCAGTCACCGGAAATCAATGGCATGTCACTTTTCTCAATGGGATCCTGCAAGGATCTTCTGACGGAAAAATAGTTGGCGTGCCTGGCGCTGAAAACACTGTCCATCTACTAGAGTGCAAAACGGCAAGCGAAAAGTCTTTTACGAGCTGGCGCGAGAAGGGTGTTGAAACAGATAAGCCAGTGCATTTTTTTCAAATGCAAATTTACATGAAAGGTCTGAGTTTAGATCGAGCGCTTTACATAGTGCACAATAAAAACACGGATGAAATTGAAACTGAGCGGGTCAAATATAATCCTGTAGTCGCTGATAGGATTATAGAAAAGGCCGAGCGCATTGCGCGCGCAAGTGAGCCGCCGTCGAAAACAGAATCATGGATTTGCCGCAACTGCCGTCATGAAAAGATTTGTCGTTATGATGATTGGCCGCGCGTCAATTGTCGGACGTGTGTTTTTTCTGAAATTGTTGATGGCAATACGTGGGCCTGCACGCGCGACGACCACAAAATGAATTACGCCGAGCAACAGCGCGGCTGTGAGTATCATATTTATATCCCTGAGCTTGTTCCTGGCGAAGTTATCGACTCATCTGAGCTTGATCATACGGTCACATATCAACTTCGTGTCGCGCATGAAGACAATGCGATCTACGTCGACGGCAGGGATCCTAAGCCACAAATACCGGAGGCGATATAATGAGTGTCGCCTCTACTCCATATGCCGTTATGGCCAAGCGTCATGACTCCAAGGAGGAGTTGGATTTTTTTCCAACACCGCCATGGGCGACCCGCGCTTTGTGTAATTGGCTTCTTGCTAATGATTATATTTACTCAACGGATATTTGCTGGGAGCCTGCTTGTGGCGCCGGGCATATGTCGCGCACGTTGAGCGAATATTTTGCTAGCGTTTATGAGACAGACATAAATTATTATGGATGCGGCGTTGGCGGAATTGATTTTCTCGAAAAGTCGCCCAGCAATGAGAGCAGCCTTGCGTCCTGGATCATAACTAATCCGCCGTTCAATAAAGCGGAAGAGTTTGCTCTGCGTGGCTTAGAGGTTGCGCATAAAGGCGTGGCGCTCCTGGTTCGCACGTCCTTCCTAGAAGGCGTCGGTCGTTACAATAATTTGTTTACGACTAATCCGCCGTCAGCCGTTCTTCAATTCTCTGAACGCGTTCCGATGCACAAAGGCCGCTTGGATCCGAAAGGATCTACTGCGACTTCTTATTGCTGGGCCGTTTGGCGCACGCCGCGCCTGCCTGGTCACACTCAGCTCCACTGGATCAAACCTTGCCGCCGTTCTTTGGAGCGGATGGAGGATTACAATGATTGACCTTCGTTACTATCAACAAG